GGTAATTTCGGACCTCAATTTTTTTCTAGGCACAGCAATCTCAAGTCTTAACAAATTCACGATGTCTACTAATATAAAATAAATTTGACTTAACAAAACGCGAAATGTTCATCTCATTTGCAGATTTAGCCAAGCTAAAAAACGTGAGTAGATCTGCGGTTTCGCAAAAAAAGAGGGCTGGTATTTTAGACGGAGCAATTGTTAATGTCAATGGAAAGGATGTACTTAACAAAGACGAAGCTTTGAGGTTATGGGAGACAAATATGGTTCCTCATATATCTAAGTTGACGAAAGTAGAAGGTGATAACCGTAAAACGACCAATACAGAGGAGATCCCTGATTTCAATACGAGTCGATCTAAGCGCGAGGCAATGATGGCGAGGTTGGCAGAAATTGATGTTGAAGAACGAGAGAAAGTATTAGTTTCAGCAGCAGCAGTTAAAAGCTCATGGGCGCAGATTATTTCTTTAGCACGAACGAAGGTGCTAGGTATCCCGTCAAAAGCAAAACAACGAATACCTGATTTAGATACAAGTGCTATGACTTGTTTGGAAGATATTGTCAGAGAGTCATTAGAGGATCTTGCATCTTCTGAACTGGAGACTGCATGACGAGTATTGCTGAACTTGAAAATTTAGCGTTAGAAGCTTTTCGACCTCCTGAAAAATTAACTCTTAGTGAGTGGGCTGATCGTAATGCTTTTTTAAGTGCTGAATCTTCTGCTGAAGGTGGTAGATGGAGGACACTGCCTTACCAGAAAGGAATCATGGATGCCATTACTGATCCAAATATTGAGCAAGTCACAGTGATGAAATCTGCGCGTGTTGGATATACAAAGATTTTGAATCATCTGATCGCGTATCACATCCATCAAGATCCTTGTCCCATTATGCTTTGTCAGCCGACTTTGGATGACTGTCAGTCTTACAGTAAGGATGAGATCGCACCGATGCTTAGGGATACGCCTTGTTTACAGGGGTTAGTTAGTAACCCAAAAGCGAAAGATGGAGATAACACTCTGTTAAAGAAAAACTTTCCTGGAGGGACGCTTCAATTAGTCGGATCGAACTCGGCTAGAGGGTTCAGGATGGTTTCTAGAAGAGTGGTCCTGTTCGACGAAACGGATGGGTATCCTCCTTCGGCTGGTACTGAAGGAGACCAAATTAAACTCGGTATTCGCAGAACAGAGTATTATTGGAATAGGAAAATCGTTGCAGGTAGCACTCCAACTGTTGAAGACTTCAGCAGAATCGAACGACTTTTCAAAGACACTAATCAGCAGAGATATTTTGTCCCTTGTCCAGACTGCAATCATTTTCAATATCTGAGATGGGACAACATGAAATGGATCGATGATGATCCTTCTACTGCGTCTTATGCGTGTGAATCCTGCGGCACTTTAATTCCTCACAGTAAAAAACGATGGATGGTAGAACGTGGTGAATGGAGACCGACTGCGGAGGGCAAAGATAAACACGTTGGCTTTCACATTTGGGCTGCTTACAGTTACAGCCCTAATGCAAGTTGGTCAAATTTGGTGGAAGAATGGCTTGCGTCAAAAGATAATCCAGAACAACTCCGCACCTACATCAACACAGTGTTGGGAGAAGTATGGCAAGACGAATATGAAACAAAGATAGGAGCTAACGCCTTAATGGATCGTGCTGCTTCTGAAACTTATAAACAAGGAGTACCACCAAGAGACGTATTAATCCTGCTGGCGGGGATTGATACACAAGATGATCGTCTTAGTTTGTCGGTCTGGGGTGTCGGAAAAGGTGAAGAAATGTTTCTAATTGATCGGGTAAAAATATATGGAACTCCTTCGCGTCCTGATGTCTGGCAACAGTTAGACGAGATCATTTCGTCTCCATACACAAATGAAGATGGGATAGAAATGAAAATTGAGGTGGCAGCGATAGATACAGGAGGTCATTTCACTGATGAAGTGTATCGCTATGCAAAAGATCGAATGAATTTGGGTGTAATAGCAATAAAAGGTGTTGCGCGATTAAAAAGTGACGTTTTTCTCAGTAAACCAAACAAAATCGAGACTAATTCGGTAGGAAGAAGCCTTAAAAGAAGTGTTTTGTTGTTTTCTGTCTCTGTTAATAAGGTCAAAACGCATCTACATCGAAGGTTAAAAGAAGCAGAACCAGGCCAAGGATACTTGCATTTCTATCCAACAATTACCAGTGATTACTTTGAGGAATTAACAGCAGAACGTGAGGTGCGTAAGGTTAAAAATGGCTATCAAGCAGATCGTGTTTGGATGAAAAAGAGTGGTGTAAGGAATGAAGCTTTAGATGAAATGGTGTATGCATACGCTAGTTTGCAGCGTCTTTATCAAATCTATGACCGTCGAACTATATGGAAACAACTTGAAAATAGGCGTGAGCAAGCTTTAAAAAAAGCAGGTAAAGATGATTTAATTGAAAATAAAGCAGTAGAATCTCCATATAGACCTCCACAACGTCAACTTAAAAAATCTAACCCATCCTTTGTTAATAGCTGGTGACTAATCTTCCTACTATTCTTGTTCCTGATCTTATTTTTACTGGGAACACTATTGCTTTTGATGTCCCTTCGTGGACGGAGCATCCTGATCTAACAATTTCTAGTACTGCTTACACCTTAAAGTGGTATGCACGATCAAGGGTTTCAGTTGGCGCAACAATAACAGCTACAACAGAAGGTGAAGGCTGGAGAGTTACTATTCCTGCCGCCACTACTGCTGCTTTAACTGCTGGTGATTGGTTATGGGAAGTTGTCGCAACAAAGACAGATGGGACAGAAGGAACGTACACAGGCGGTAGAGGACATTTCACTGTTAAGCAAACTGCTTCTTACACGGGAACAGTTACGGCTTATGACGATAGAACTCGTGCAGAGATTGATCTTGGTCATGTAGAAACTGCTATTCGCACTTTGGCAGAAGGTGGAATGGTTCAGGAATATTCGATTGGAGGTAGAAGTTTAAAGCGATACAAGATGGGTGAATTGCTTCAATTAAAAGCAGAATTAGAAAATGAGATCAATATGGAAAGACGCAAAGAAAAGATGCGTCAGGGTCTTGGTAATCCTGGTCTTGCAAAAGTGAGGTTCGTTTAATGGCTTTTTTAGGGTTTGGTCGCGTTAATTCGCTTAGAAAACAGTTATTTGACGCTAAAACGCGTAATAAGAACTTAAAACGCGCTTACGCTGCGGCTCAAAACAATCGTTTAACGTCCGATTGGGTACGACCTTCTACTTCTGCTGATAGCGAAGTCAAAGGAAGTATCAAAACTGTCCGTAATTCTGCAAGGCAACTTGTTCGAGATAGTGATTTTGCTAAGGCTGCATTAAGAGCAGTTAGAAATGGTGTTGTAGGAACAGGAATAAAGAATCAAGCGCAAGTACGCATGAAGCGTGGTGATCGTTTCGCCAGTGAAGTAAATGAAAGAATTGAATATAAATTTAAGAAATGGACTAGGGCTAAAAATTGTCATGCAGGAGGAAAACTTTCTTGGGGTGATATTCAAGGATTAGCGATTACTTCAATGCTTGAATCAGGCGAGGTTTTTATTCGTCTTGTTAAACAACCTTTTGGTGATAGCAAAGTACCTTTAGGATTAGAAGTCATCGAAGCAGACTTGCTAGATGATGGGTACAACGTGATATTAAAAAATGGAAATCAAGTAAAGATGGGAGTTGAAATTAATAAGTGGGAAAGGCCAGTTGCCTATCATTTTTGGGATTATCATCCTGGTGATTATCAGTTCTCTTCAACCCCTAAAGAGTTAAAGAAAAGAGTAAGAATTGCTGCTGATGATATTATTCATCTTTATTCAATTGACAGACCAGGACAGACCAGAGGCGTTAGTGCTTTTGCTTCTGCAATTATGCGTTTGCGTAATTTAAGTGGATACGAGGAAAGTGAAATTGTTGCTGCTCGTGCTACTGCAAGCATGATGGGTTTTGTTAAAACACCAGATCAAGATTTATTTGAAGACGGTACTTATTCTCAAGATTCTGTTCTTGATTTTTCTCCTGGTTCTATCAGGCGATTGGCTCCTGGCGAAGAGTTGCAATTCTTTTCACCTAACAGACCTGATGATTCGTTTACACCTTTTGTCCAGCAAATGCTTCGTGCAGTGGCAGCAGGTGTAGGGTGTTCATATACGCAAGTTAGCTCTGATTTTAGCCAGTCAAATTACAGTTCATCTCGTCTTGAATTAATAGAGACAAGGGCGCATTATAGAACACTTCAACAATATTTAATTGATACATTGTGTCAAGAGGTATATAAAAAATGGCTTGAAATGGCAGTTATGTCAGGCGATTTGGATCTTCCAGGGTACGACAGTGAACCTGAAAGATACGAGGAATGCAAGTGGATTCCACCTGCTGCTCAATTTGTTGATCCTCAAAAAGAAGCTGCTGCCTATAAATCTTTGATCCGTAGTGGTGTGATGACTCTTTCTCAAGTTATTGCTCTGCACGGTGGAGATTTTGATGAGCAGATGCGTCAGCGTCAAAGGGAAATTGAAGTAGCAAAAGAGTTAGGAATTGTCTTAGATACTGATCCATCTCAAGTCTCAGATCAGGGCAATATTCAATCAACTTCAGAAAATAATCAGACAAATAATCAGGAAAGTGAAACTCAAGGAAGTGAATTAGACTAGAATTTAAGTTATTATTTGTAAAAAAAACTATGCGAGGCAAAAATTCCGCAAAGCGGAAGGCTTACAAAGCTAAGTCTAAAGGCTTCGCAGCCTTAAGATCTGCTGCTGTTGCTGATCCCCCTGTGGAGGCAGTAGAAGAGATTATTACAGAAAAGGCTGTTGAAGAGGAACGTGATTTTACTTCTGAAAATCACAAAAGAGCGCATGTTACTGAATTTATTAGATCAAAAGAAGAAGATCGCGTTATTGAATTTCCCTTCGCTAGTGAAGAACCAGTTGAGCGAATGTATGGGAATGAAATCTTAGAGATAAGTGAAAGAGCGATGGATATGTCGAGATTAAATACAGGTGCGCCACTTCTTTTTCAGCATGACGCGGATAAAATAGTTGGAGTAGTAGAACGTGCTTACATCAAAGGTAAGCGTGGATTTGCTCGTGTTCGACTCGCTAATAACGAACTAGGACGCGAGATGCAGGAGCTTATTTCGGATAATATTATTCGAAATGTAAGCTTCGGCTACAAGATCAATGAAATGGAAGCAGATAAGTCCACAACTCCTGTGACTTATCGTGCTACCGACTTCCAACCTTTTGAAATCAGCTTGGTCACAGTGCCAGCAGATTTTAAAAATGTTGGCATTGGTCGCGCTCTCACTAATAATGAGGGCAAACAAACGGCCTCAGCCGTTACAAGTAAACCTATGGAAAAATCCAAAGTGGAACCCAATCTTGAAAATGAGGCTGCTATCCGCGCTGAGGCTTCAAAAGCTCAGCGTAAGGAAGTTGCAGACATGCTTGCTTTAGGGCAACGCACACAAAATGTTGAGCTTGCTCAGGATTTCATTGCTAATTCTCGTTCTTTAGAAGACCTTCGCTCAGCTCTCTTAGAGAAAATGGGTGTTGAAGAAAAGCCTATTCAGGCTAAAGACGCAGAAATCGGTCTAACAGAAAAAGAGACTCGTCAGTTCTCTTTCTTAAGAGCTCTTAAAGCTTTAGCTCATCCAACTGATGCTGCTGCACAAAGAGCTGCTGCTTTTGAATTTGAAGTTAGTGAAGCTGCTCAAGCTAAATCAGGTAAAGAAGCTCGTGGTCTATTGATCCCTGCTGATGTTCTTGGTTACAGCAAAAGAGACTTAGTAGTTGGTACTGCATCTGCTGGTGGTGATTTAGTAGCAACAGATTTGCTATCAGATTCATTTATTGACTTGCTTCGTAAGGCTCTTGTTTTACAAGGTGCTGGAGCAAATGTCTTAACTGGATTACAAGGAATGGTTGCTATTCCTCGTCAATCTGGTGGCGCAACTACATATCATGTTGCTGAAAATTCCAACATCACTGAATCTGCATTAACAGTAGATCAGGTTGCACTTCAGCCCAGAACAATTGGTGCGCTAACTGACTATTCTCGCCGTCTTCTACTTCAATCAAGCATTGATGTTGAGAATCTTGTAAGACAAGATTTGGCTCAATCAATTGCTATTGAAATTGAGAATCAGGCGATTAATGGTACTGGTACTAACAGTAAGCCACTTGGTATTTTGAATGTAACTGGAATCAACACTGAGTCTGGTGTTGCTGCTTTCAGTGATTTCGTTAATGCTGAGGCTTCTTTAAGCACAGACAACGCTCTTCAGGGAAATCTTGGTTATTTGATGAACTCTGCTCTTCGCGGAACTCTCAAAACTACTGAGAAAGCCAGTGGAACAAACGGCATCTTTGTTTACGAAGGTGATAACAGCATCAATGGTTATCCTGCTTACGTTTCAAACTCAATGCCTGACAGCACTGCTGTATTTGCAAACTTCAGCGACATCTTGATTGGTCTTTGGTCTGGTCTTGACATCATGGTTGATCCTTACACTGGATCTGCTGCTGGTACTGTTCGTGTAGTTGCTATGCAGGACTATGACGTTGCAGTTCGTCATCCAGAATCTATCTGTAAGCTTTCCTGATTTCTTAGGAGTCTCTTATGCGTATTGAAATGCTTAGGTCAACAATTGTTGACCTAAATCAAGTAAATAAAGGCGATTTCGTAGAAACGTCTGAAAGTATAGCCCGATTATTAATTGGGATGAATAAAGCAAAAGAGGCTCCTTTGCTTCAGAATGTGGTCATAACGTCTGAACCTGATGTTGAAAAGACATCGGTAAAGAAGAAAACAACTCCAAAACGGAAACCTAAAGCCAATGGCAATTCACAACCTGGGGTCTAAGACAACATTAGTTGCACTTAGAGCCAATTCTTTAGGCAATAGCACCGCAACTGGTTCTGCTATTGACCTAACCGCCTACGAAGGCGACATGATTGTTTTTCTAGATGCTTCTGCTGGAGGATCTGGAATTACTTATGCAGTCAAACTGACTGAGTGCGACACATCTGGTGGTTCTTACTCTGATGTTTCTTCTGGTGCCTTCACTACGAGTGATGCAAATACTGCAACTGCTCAGAAGATGACTTTGAACACCAATGACCTTAAGCGTTACGTCAAATGCGTCGTAACCGTTGCTGGTGGAACAGGCACAGGCTACGTTTCAGTCAACGCTTTCGCGTCTGAGAAGTACGGAGCCTAATTAGATGGCGTTTGTCGAGAATCCTGATGCTTTCCTTGGCGATTTTGGCGTTAAATGTCGAATCGGTTCAGGAGCTTATTTCAAAGGGATTCTCGATCAAGCCCCTGATGATGTCATTGCGGGAGGCATGGCAATTTCTAGGGAATATGAGTTGGTTGCTAAAACTTCTGATGTCTCTTCTGCTTCCAGAGGAACTTCTATAACAGTCAATTCAATTAAATATACAGTTCGCGAAAGTATTGCTCTTGATGATGCAACTTTTTCTGCTCTTCTTTTAAGTAAGGTTTAATGGCTGATACACGAAGAGAACTGATCCTTGCTCGTCTTAAAACTAATTTAGATGCGATTTCTGGTGCAACTGTTTATAGAAGTCGTGTTGAACCTTTAGCTCGTGGAGAAACACCAGCGATCATTATTGAACCTGTTTCAGATCAGCCTACAGATACTAACTTTTACGACAAATTAGATTGGACAATGCGCGTAAGAATCAGCACTCTCGTTAGGGCATCATTACCTGATGATGTATCAGATACTTATACACAAGCAGTACATTTAAAGTTAATGGCAGATCAAACAATCAATGGTTACGCGCTTGATTTAACTCCAGATCGTACAGACTTTTCTTTAGTCGAAGCTGATATTCCTTTGGGTATTATTAGTCAAGATTTCTTGATTAGGTATCGTACAAGTAGAACTAATTTAACTTCTGCGTAAAATCATGGCTAAAATCGAAAAAGAAATCCCGAATCCTGGTGCAGGTGGAACATATTTGTTCGACCCTAAAACTGGGAAGAGTACACTAATCCCAGAAAACGCCACCCCAGAAGACGATGCCACTACTAACGAGGAAGACTTGGCTTCTAGCTAAGATCGAAAGCACTGAAGGAACAGATCCCACTCCTGTAGGGGGATCTAATGCTATTCAGGTGACTAGCGTTGACATTACACCTATTGAATCCGATACGATTCAAGCAGATGCAATGCAAGGCTTTTTAGGTAATAGCACAAGAGGAACAGTCTTAGCTAACAAAAGAGTTAGTGTAAGTTTTTCCACAGAATTATCTGGATCAGGCGCAGCAGGTACCGCTCCTGGTTATGGCCCATTGCTCAAAAGTTGTGGTCTAAGCGAAACAGTTGTAAGTGGAACTTCTGTTACTTACGCTCCTGTCTCTGCTTCTTTCAGTAGTTGCACAATCTATTGTTTCTACGATCTAACAAGACACAAGATCACAGGTGCAAGAGGAACAGTTACTTTCAATTTGGTAGCTGGTCAAATCGCATCTGCTGATTTCCAATTTACTGGAATCTACAATGCTCCTGATTCAACTGATATGTCAGGAACTTGGACGCTTGCTAATCAGGCAGCAGGTCTTGAAGTAAATGACACCAATATCACTACAGCAACATTCCACGGTGTAGCTTCTCAAAGAATCGAATCTTTCGATTTAGCTTTAAATAATGAAGTTGTTTACAAGGAAACTGTTTCTAGTAAGCAATCTTTAATTGTTAATCGCGCTCCTGGTGGAACTGCGGTCATAGAAGCACTTGATACTGCTACGACTGATTATTTTGCTAAGGCCGTTGCTGTGTCTACGGGTGCAACTGACATTATTTTAGGTGCATCAGCAGGGAACATTGTCAGGTTAAAAGCTGATCAGACAGACATCACTGGTGTTTCGTATGGAGACACTAATGGGGTTAGATCATTAAACGTACCGTACTTGGCACTTCCTACCACTGCTGGTAATAATGAGATCAGTTTAATTTACACCTAAGTCTATGGCCTTTATCCTTAAGAAGACTGCTTCAATTAAGTGGCCTGTTGTTATCAAAAAAGCTTCTGATGGTGGCAAATTTAAGGAGCATAAATTTGATGCAGTCTTTAAGGAAATTGGTCGAGACAAGTTCAATAAATTAATTGATGAAGGTGATGAAGCCTTAACTGATGAAATCCTTATCGGTTGGGAAAAGATTCAAGATGAAGAAGGTGTTGATATTCCTTTTAATGAGGAAAATAAAAAAGCATTATTAGATGATTTTACGGTTATGAAAGCTGTGATCGAATCTTATGGAAAGATGATTACAGGGGGTACTGAAAAAAACTAGAAGAGGCTGCGAAGTATTGGGTTGAAGGTGGTGTCGTAGATGATCGCGTTTCCTCGTTAGAAGCCTTTGGTGCAACACCTGAACAAATTGCAGCCGCAAAACAAGAAACGATTAATAGTGATTTTGAAGTATGGGAAAAGAACTGGGAAATAGTTATTATGTTTACAAGGCTTTCAACTCAGTGGAATGTCAGTATGAGTGGGATGACAGGATTAAATTATTCATCTCTCGAATACTTATGTAAACTGTATGAAGTAAAAGATCCTGTCGTTCTCTTTGAGGGGATTCAAGTCATGGAAATGGCAGCTTTGTCCTGTATGAATAAGAAGAAGTAATGGCTATTTCTGCAACAACAGAATTAAAAGTACTGATAAAAACAGCAGGAGAACAAGGGCTGCGAAAACTTGGGCGTGAATTAAGTAATCTAGGAGTTAACACAGCTCAAGCGAGTTTTAAGTTTGATAAATTTAGTCGATCTTTAAAAAGGCAAGAAACTTCTCAAACAAAATCAATCAATAATACAAGAGCATTATCAAATGCTTGGAAAGAATTGGCGGCAAGTGTTCAATTTGGCAGTCAAGAATTTAAAGAAGCAACAGCAGAAGCAAAACGCTTAGATGCTGAATTAGCGAAGATGCAAGGCCGCAAAATGGGTGGCATGGGTCGTATGGCTCGAACTGCTGGTGCGATTGCTGGTGCTGGAGTGTTTGGTGGGCCTGAAGGTGCAATTGGTGCGGCGATAGGTGGATTCATGCCAGGTGGCGGCCCAATTAGCGCAGCAGTAGGTGGTGCGATTGGAGCGCAGGTTGGGATGGTTCGTCAGGCTATTGGTTCAACTGCTGAATATTCTGCTGCTTTATCAAGACAAAGAAAAGCACTTAGATTGGTTATTGCAGATACGAATACTTATACGAAATCGCAAGCATTTTTAGAGCAAAAAAGTAAAAAATTAGCAATACCTCAAGATGTCATTGTTAGGCAATTTACTTCTTTAACTGCTTCTGTTAAAGGTGCAGGACATAGCGTAGAAGATGCTCAAAAGGTATTTGAATCTATTGCTTCTGGTATCAGAGGTACAGGTGGAAGCCTAGAGGATATGAAGGCGGCGATGAGAGCAACTAGCCAGGTATTCAGTAAAGGGAAGGTCTCAGCCGAAGAGCTTCGTCAACAACTGGGTGAGCGTCTGCCAG